TTTAGTTTCCCCCTTTAATGAATAAAAATCGGAGTTTTTCCGACTTCGTATAATAACTATAAGCAATATTTGAAAATATTAATCAATATATAAATATATATCCCTATTTTTTAACATTTCACTATTTATTGTTAGGTAAAAACTATGTCAAACGATTACGAAATATTCAAGGGTAAAACCCTATCAGATGTCTTTAAGGACATATATGATAATTCCCACACCAATAAAAAGCAATTAGAAGTATTGATGAAAGAGGTGGTCGGATTTATTAAGGACGGAGATACAGCCGTTCAGATTATACCTATGTTGAAAGAGTATTTAGAAATCAATGTAAAGAACGACGAACAACTTGTTAAGTTGGCAACAATCGTTCAAAGAATTACAGCAGCTGAAAAACGAATAACATCTGACGATAGTGAATTCGGTTTATCAGAAGCAGAAAAAGAACAACTGATGAGTGCAATAGAAACAGATGTTCAAGAGTTACAAATCAAGAAAGACGAAATAGAAAGTTCTATCAGTAAGGAAAGTTAAATGGCTTACTTTGATAAGTCTCCAGGTAGAAGTGGAGAAACCAAAGAAAAAAATACAGTTCGGTTAGAGGACAACTCTTCATCAAACAGAAAAGTTGATGAGAGATTATTGCGTCTAAAAATGAAACAATTAGTTCAGAAAGAATTCTTTCATCAAATAGAACCAGTTGAAGTAATAGAAGTTATAGAAGAATCTGATGGAAGTGGGTTTGGTAAAATCATTGGTAGATATATTTATTCAGAATACAATATATCAAAAGGTGACGCTCGTGTTAATGGAGAGTTCAAACCAATAAACTCTAACATTATACAAATGCCTTTACCAGGTGAACTTGTTATCGGTATGGAATTTAATGATTCAAGATATTACTTCTCAGCTTTGAACCCAAACACAGAAATCATAACTAATGCAAAAAGAACAAAAGATGTTAGTATTGATAAACGTGAATTTGACAAACGAACAACATTAGCAGATATAGATAGGGAGTTTGCAAACGTTTCTAATAATATTAAAGGTGTTCAAAAAGTTAATAAACAGAATGCCAGAATTGCACCTATGCCAGAAGTCAATAAACAATCTAATGTAAATCCAGGTGATACTATAATACAAGGTAGACATAATAATTATATACAACTATCATCTAACCAATCAGTAAAAAGATATCGTGGTTTTGATAACCCCGGCATAGATAGAAACGACTCTGGTAATGTCTTTATCGGTGCACACACACTCGAAACAGATTCAAATAGTATTATTCATCTTACAACAAATGAACAACCAATGTATGATGAAAGAATTCAAGTTATTGGAAGTCAAATGGAGTTATCAAATGATAATAGATATAAAATGAAGGATAGGTCACCATTTGAAAGTAAGTTTACAAACCCATCAATATTTATGAAATCAGATAGAATAGTTATGTATGCAAAAGAAGATGATATAGCTATTTTTGCTGGTAAAGGAAATGTTCATATCAAAGGAACAAAAGTTCAAATAAAAAATTCAGAACAAGTTAGTATTAGTTCAAAATCTTTTTCTCAACAAGTTCAAACAACTTATCGTTTGAAAGAAGATTTAAAATCAGGTAATGTTTTATTATTACCAAGTGGAATTGTTGAGAGAGGTAGTAAGTTAGCTCGTGACCACCGACAAAATATTTTAGAATATATTCAAACATTAAATAGTTTGATTCCAGCAGCTATTCCAGGAACAAGGTCTACACCTAATCCACTTTGGTTTAAGAATATTAAAGTAGCAATAAAAAATGCAAAAACAGCATTAGAAACAAACAAACTAATCGTAAGTTTAAAATGGTTAGACTTTGATGATTGGAAAACATATACGATTGATGAACTAAGAGAAGCTTTTAATCCTATACCAGGTATGGCAGATGTATTATCAAAACTAAGTAATTTAACAGACCTTGTAGAGGAAGTAGATAAGTTGAAAGAGGATTATGAAGTAGCAAAAGCACAATTTGAAGAATTCAAAGCTATTGCAGAAAATCCATCAGAATATTTTGAAACATTAATTTATTCAAAATTAGAGTCTTTAACTATTGACGACTTTATTCAAATGGAGGCTACACTAAATGACTTTGAAGCCAATGGTGGTGATTTAAGTTCAATCGCAAATGGTCCTGAATTAAAACAAGAGGCTGGTCAATTAAAATCCCAATATGAAGCAATTGCACAATTACCTTTCGAACAACAAGAAGATGCCAGAAAAGCCTGGAGAGATGATGCAAGAAAATTTAAGGAAAAGTGTCAAGGTGGATTTGCAAATGGATTTAGTATAAGTATAGCTGAAAAAGAAATAGATGTTTCAACAAAAGAAACCGCAGCAGTTGCAGGTGAAGCATTATCCAAAACAATGCAATCGAGTGGTGAAGCACAAAAGAATTTATAATAACAAGGAGTAGTAATGAACAAAAGTAAGTTAAAAAATATAATTGAATTAGTTGTCCGTAAAGAAGTCAAAAAACAACTGAGCGAGATATTTATTAATGAAGAAAAAGAGATTAGTTTATCAGAAACGATTTCTAAACCTAAACCTAAAAAGGTTGTCAATAAACCTAAAAAACAATACTCTAAAAACCCAGCGTTAAATGAAGTATTAAACAATACCAATCCATTAGGGTCATCAGGTCAAACTGACGAATATCCTTCATTGGGTGGTGGTGTATTAGGTAGTGATAATATGGCCGAAGTATTAGGATACGGAGATTTAGGTCGTGGACAGAATAAAGAGAAAGCGAGAGAAATGGCAGCAGTAGACACAATTAAGAAACAGGGAGTTTCAGTAGACGCAGTTCCCGAAGGTGTTCAAGATGCTTTAACTCGTGATTACTCTGGACTAATGAAAGCAATTAATAAAAAGAAAAATGGCGAAGGTAATTTTAGACCATAATGGCAACAGTAAGAGAAACAGATAGAAATAAAGATATATATGTTGGAATTAAATTTCCGTTATCCTATGGATTAAATGGATTTTTCTTTCAATCTAAAACTATATTAGAACAATCAAAATCTAATTTAAGAAATCTTTTACTCACCACACCAGGTGAGAGAGTAATGCAACCAACATTTGGTTCAGACTTAAAGTCATTTTTGTTTGTAAACTTTGACGATATATCTGCAGACTCTATTGAAGAAACAATTAGAGAAGCTGTTTCAAGACAATTACCATACATTGAAATAAATAATGTGTTTGTCGTTAAAGATGAAGTTAATCTTAATAGTGTTTCTATATCAATAGAATATAGTACAAAATTAGAAAACAATTCTTTAGACTCATTAGAATTACAATTTAACATCGGAGAATAAGAATGCCTACAACTAACTTAAAAGAAGTAGACTATGGAACAAATAAAAAAATAATTAAGAAAGAAGTTAATTATCTTGGAAGAGATTTTGCAGATATAAGAGCCAATCTTATAGAATTTGCTAAATCTTATTTCCCATCACAATACAATGATTTCAATGAAGCGTCACCAGGTATGATGTTTGTTGAAATGGCAGCATATGTTGGTGATGTATTGAATTACTATGTAGATAATCAATTCAGAGAAACACTGCTGAATCAGGCAGAAGAAAAGAAAAATATTTTTGAGATTGCTCAATCATTAGGATATAAACCTAAGTTAGCTTGTCCTTCTACTGTAAAACTTTCCTTAACTCTTGATGTTCCAGCTAAAAGTTTAGGTGGTGGTAAATATGCACCAAACTTAGATATAGCAGGAAAACTTCAGGCAAATAGTAGATTTCTTTCAAATACTAATGTAGAATTTACTTTGTTAGATGATGTTGATTTTAAAGTATCAAGTTCATTAGACCCAATGGATGTAACAACATTAGCTCCTACATCAGGTAACATACCTACAAGTTACAGACTAACTAAAAGTGCATTAGCAAAATCAGGTGTTAGAAAAACACAAACATTTACTTTTGGAAATGCTAAGACTTTTGATAGTATATTTTTAGGAGACAAAAATGTTACTGAAATTATTTCTATAACAGATAGTAATGGAAACAAGTGGTATGAAGTTCCTTTCTTAGCACAAGATACAGTTTTTGAAGCTGAGGAAAATACAAATTTAAATGACCCAAGTTTATCAACTTATAAAAATGATTCCCCTTACTTATTAAAACTTATTAAAACTGCCAGAAGATTTACAACAAGAATCAATGATGATAATCGTATGGAAGTTAAATTTGGTTCTGGTATTAGTTCTAATCCAGACGAAGAATTAATTCCAAGTCCAGACAATGTTGGTTCATCATTAGGTTTTGGTGTTTCAAGATTAGATGAATCATATGACCCAGCTAACTTTATGAAGACAAGAACTTTTGGTTTAGCACCAAGTAATACAACACTTACCATTGAATATATTTTTGGTGGAGCCATAGAACACAATGTTCCAGTAAATAGTGTTAATAGAATTTTAGAAAAAAATTATACAAATTCTACTGAGGGTGTGGATTCCACACTTTCTTCAAATGCAGAACAAAGTTTGAATGTAACTAATTTAGAAAGGGCATCGGGTGGAGCAAGTGAAGAAACTCTTGACGAAGTAAAACTTAATGCATCGGCTTTCTTTAACGCACAAAATAGAGCAGTTACAAGAGCAGACTACATAACAAGGGTTTATTCTTTACCACAAAAATATGGTAATATAGCTAAAGCATTTATTGTTCAAGACGAACAATTAGAACAAGAGGGACAATTAGAAGTTGTTGATGGGGAAGTTCGTAGAATTAAATCCATAGATGTTATACCCAATCCATTAGCATTGAATATGTA